CAGAGATACCATAGGCCGTTGATGGTGCAATCTAATTTCAGATTCCAAGGCGGTGTTAAGGCCATCAAAACTAATGGTATCGTTGCTATATAGGGCAAAAGTCTCTTCATTTTAATTGGTGCGGGATTGATAAGCTCAACCCCGCGAAAGCTATTTACTTACGTAACCGACACACCATATTGACCAACTATAATCCAACCATAAACATCGTCTATGTATAGAAGGGTTACGCTGTCAAGTGCCGCGTCAAACGTGATGTCATCCCAGCCGGTTTCCACAACTGCCGCTTGGTTTGCCGCAGAAAGGTAGTCGTCTGTTATAACAAGTGTAGTCCCTGCATCCCCTACGTTAGCCGCACTTATGCAGACTATCGTAATCATCTGTCCTGCCGTACCTGCCGGAAGCGTAATCTGCCTACTCGCATCTTTAGTGTATCTAAATACACCATAGGCCAAATTCGCCGCTGTCAAGTCAGTACAAGACGTGGGGAGATCGGTAACATCACCCGTATATCCGCTTGTGTATAAAGTCACAGTTGAACCGTCAGAAGAAGAATATCCACCTTCTACGTTGATATACGTTCCGTTGCCCTGCGGTACGCCGTCTTTTTTGTAACCGACGCTCGCAAAAGCCACGCTCGAGGACAATAGGAGCGCGATTACTGTAAGAACACTAAGTAATCTCCTCATACTATCCTCCCTTATTCTACGGTGTAGAAACAGATTATTGTCAATACTCCGGCTGAAGTTACAGCCGCGTCAAGAGTCGCGATTATTTGAGTATCTGTTCCGCTACCCACAGTTTTACCTGTATAGGTTTCGTCGATCTCGTAACCTGCCCCTGCTTGCGTGCCGTAGTTGAAATTGAAATCGTTGTCCTGAACTTCATTGTGATACCTGTCGATGTCTTCATAGTCACCAACGTCAGGTGTTCCACCAATGCCGTTCGCCTGTGCGATTACCCCAAGCACCCTTGTGCCTACGGGCATCGCCGGCCCGAACTCGATTATATCGCTCGCACTTTCCGTACCGAGGCCGACATAGGTGTCAACCCAGCAACGGACTTTCCCACCGGCTAAACCGGCGTCGACTATATTAGATGGCTTTAGTGCCAGCTCTTTAGTCTTATTTACCGAATATAGAGTTGCCATTATTCATTCCTCCTATTTTCTTATGACTCTAAGCAGTCAACTTGAACAACCATCTCTTCTTGCATTCTCGTAGCACCGCAGTAAATATCAGCATATAACTGCCAAGGTTGTCTGATCTTTGTCCTGACCTGATATATGTCTGTGTTCATCCCACCGGCAGAAGCAAGCAATATGCCCTGTTTGTGGTAGGCGATACAACTGCGAACATCCGATGCTTCCGCAAGTCTTGTGGTCATTATCCAGTTGAACCCGAGGAATGCCGCCATGCGGCCAGCCGCCAAAGCCTTTTGAGTATTGAAGTCTATTGATGTGATTTCGGTGATTTTCAAAAGGTCTGTTAGCTGTGTTGGGTGATACAGGAACACCCTGTCACCTTCCGGCACGTCAGCCGCGTTCAGTATCTCTGCCGCTTCGAGAATCTTATCAAGTGTCAGCCCAGCCGCTCCGTCAGCTATCTGCTGTGCCGCCGGCAGGGTTGTTGATGTCGTTCCCGATGCTCCCGTCATTGCAGTACCCGTCAAAGCTGTTATGATGTAGTCGTCTATCTTGCGACCTATTGCGTACGTTCCGGCCATCATAAGGGCTGACTTAGGGTCAAGACCCATCGAGATTTCGTCTTCTGTATCAACTAACTTCGCCCAGTAAGCCACTTTCGGAGTGACCATCCTGCGTGAGTAGTCGTCAGGTACATACTCTATGTCCTGATGTCTTGCTAATTTTTCATTAGCGTCGTCCGAGTTGTATTGATTGTAGAACTTTGCCTCACCGCTGAAATCTGTCTCGTGACGTACATTGCTCATTAGCTTCGAGCCTAATTGCTGTACGTTGAGCATCAGGGTGTCGGCATATTCCTTCTTAAAAGCAGTCGTAATTGCCGCCATGATATTTTCTCCTGTTTAGTTTACAACTTCTAAAATCTACACTACTCGTAAGTTGTCCATAACGGGCTTACATCTACGAACCTTTTGGGGGTCTTGCGACCTTATCCGAAACCAAATTGAGGTCAGGGCTTTCGCTTATCTGGCTCTCAATGCCGCAAAAGAACGGTTGCGACCACCGCCACGGCCTCCGCCGCGTCCAAATCCCGGGCCGCCTGAAGAACAAGCTCTACGGTTTCTATTCCTACGTCCACCACCGCGCCTTCCTCTACCGCGCCCTGAACCATCCATCATTCCATATGCCATGATAAATCTCCTTATTCCGCTATCGGTACGCTATCAGGATAAGACATCTCCATAAGCTCTCTTCGGCGTTTTTCAACAGCCTTGTACTCTGGGTCTCCCTTATCCATACTCATTAACTTCTTACGCGTAACGGCTAATTCTTTCTGTGCTTCTTCGGGTGTCATCGTAGCTTCAGCCGTACCGCCTGTATATCCGTCCTCTGACATTACGTCAGCCATTTTAGCCATAAAGCGTACCACTTCGGGTCTGTTACCGAAGCCAGCGTCTAATAAGGCTTTATAATCATCGCCAGCAAACTTATTTAAGAGTTGCTGTGCTTTTGTTACTTTAGCGTCATAGGCTTGACCGAACTCTTGTCTTAAGGCATTTTCAGCCTCATTACGCGATTTAGTATTTTGTTCGCCTTGCTGTTGTAACTTCGTAGCCGTGTCTTTCATATACCATTGATAAAGTCCGTCAAGTTGGTGAGGTAGTAGTCCTAACTTGTGGGCTTCTGTTTTTAGGGCTTCTCTTGTTTCAGGCGGAAGGTTATAGTTATTCGGCATCTTTACTTCTGATAGCTTATAATCCTTCGCCTCTTTAGGTCTGCCTAATCTGTCATATACTGTATTAGCGAACTTCGCCCTTACTTCTGGATTATCAAAGTTCTGCGGTACGGGTATCTTATCCACTCCGATTAAAGGCTGTGCTGATACGTAAGCCTTTACTACGTCTTGCTCGCTCTTAAAGTCCTTAAGTGCTGAATGGTCTTTAATGTCAGGGGGTAGAGTTGTACGCCAATCAACGGCTGGACTTCCTTGCCCTACGCCACCAGATGCATCGTTCCCTGAACCTGCGTCCGCTGTGCCACCCTCGGCACCAGTACTTCCACCGGCACCTGCGTCTCCGCCCTCCGCAAAGGTCATTAGACCTAACGGAAGTATCATCTTTAACATTTCCCACATTGTATCCTCCTTGTACGGGCCTTCGGCTATCGGCTACGCGCCGACCGTCAGTTATCCGCGGCCATTATCTTATCTAACTTGAGTTTAGCCATTTTGACTATTCTCAAGTAAATGAATCTCTTGCCTTCTGCGAATGCCGTAGCGTGCGAATCCTTTGGTATGTATGAGGTTTCTTCAATATGACACCATTTCTTCAAATCTGACATTACCAGTTTACCCATCTCGCCCTTGAATATAGAGGCGTAGGCTTGCTTTAGGGTTTTGGGGTCTTTTTTAGAAGCCACAGATTACCGCCTTTATAATACATCCCCACACATAACCGACTACGAGATAGTAAGTAGATGCTATTGTTACAGCCGTGAGTGCTATCATATTTCCCCCCTCATATAGAGTTTTTTATAACTACGACACACACCGTTAAACGTTTTTAACCTGCTACCGAATCTACGCTTCAGTTCAGGCCACACTTCTCTTACTTGCTTGCGGATTGCTTTGGCTCTGTGTCCGTTCATTTCGGTTGCCCTGCCTTCCAACCTTGATATAATACAGCTAAAACATAAATACCACACACGAAACCAGCTATATCTGCTATCAACCTCATTGTGGTTGCCCTGCCTCTGCTACCGCCTTCGCCGCCTGTCCGCCCTTTTGTGCCGTATCTGCGGCTACATTAAGGGCTTGTAGTTTCTTCGCGGCTTCCTCGGCTGTTGCTCGTGCGTCCCTTATCTCTTTAACTTCCGCTTGGTCTCTAATCAGTTCAGGGTTGATACCCGTCAAGTCCGCTACCTCATCGACATATTTATCTACGTCTATCTTGTCTAACGCCTGTGGCATTGCCTGTGCGACCGCACCGACTAACTGAACCGTATTCTGTATCGCCTTAATGTCACTCGATTTCTGTGCTTTGGCTAAAGGTGAGACATATTCGATTATTAGGTTTCCAGTCAAGTCCATAGGTATCGGGGGGAGTTTCTGCTTCTCAAGTAGTATCTCAAAGGTCTTTTTGATTATGTTAGAGAACATTGTTGTTAAACGACCAAGCATAGGGCCGAGTAAAAGCATACGCTCCTGCTCTCTGGCAAGCACCTCTGTTGCCGTCATTTTGGGATCACGCTGTGCGAGGGCTAAGAATAAATCAACAAATAGCGCCCTCTGTATCTTCTGCTCGACCCTATCTATTAACTCAAGTCCTAATGGTACATTTGCATTTGTAACTATTGCTCTGACTTCGTTATTGTCACCCGGATTTGACATATTGCGATAGTTCACAGCTCCGGGGTTAAGATTAAGCGCCGACATAAAGCCATCATTCGGAACATCGAGTGGCGGTCTAACAGCAGTCATAGCACCCTGAAGATTAGTCTTAACCATTTGGTTGACCATCTTCGTATCAGAGAAGCATTCCATTAAAGGCGAGGTAAAGTATAGTTCCCCCGACTCTTTATTAGCACCCGATATGTGATAAGGGAATGACTTGTAACCGCCCTCGTGTAGCTTCTTCTTAGCTTCCTTTTCAATGAATACTGAAGAGAACGGCATATTAACTGAATCTTTCTTGCCGGGGTTTCTCTTGTGCCTCGGCTCAACAGCGTGTAATATGGTTATCTTTTCGTCATACTTGCCCTTATTGTACTTCTCTATTGTTTCTTTGGAGCATTGCTTACCCCACTTGCGATAGGCTTGTGCTACCGTAAACTCGAATATGCGATAGACAGTATCTATCTCTTCCCGTTCGTTCTGTTGTATATATATCTCTTTTATGGGTCGTGTATAGAAGCGGACATCATCCTTATCGTCCGCGTCTTGGAAGATAATCGCCATAGTAGAGCCGAAGTCCAAGTAGGCTTCGTGTATAGAGGCGTTGAAGTTTGAGCCGTTAAGAGTGTCATAAATGACATCTTCGGTCTCTTTTAGCCACGACTTGACCTCTTTGGTCTCCATTAAGGCTCTATCTTCTGTTCGTAGGTTGAACCATTTTGCTGAAGGGTTAGTCAAGTAACCTGCTAACCCTGCCGCGAATATGCGTAATGCTTCTATCCCTGCGGAGTCGTAGACATCAACGGGTAATCTATCACCCTCTTGCTTCCTGCGGGTGATATATGACTTGCGGGGGATGCTGTAATAAGTGACATCGTCGAAATAGTTGTCCCAATTTTGTCGAATAGCCTTAAGACTATCCAACCTTCTTAATGTATCCTTTACGTTAACCATTGTTTTTAACCCTCCCGTGAGAACCTATACTCTTATGACAAGCCTTACATAATGTTAAACCATTTTCTATTGAGGTTCTTAATTCGGGATATAGGGCAAATCGTTTTATATGATGAGCTTCCAACCTACCACCACGGACACCACATTTTTGACAAGTCCAATTATCCCTCGCATATACAGCTTCACGCCATAGACGCATACTGTTGCGCTTCCTAATAAGTTCATTTTTAGTAGATACGCCACCACGCCAGCTAAAAGACCTTTCGCCACTATAATATTTACCAAAGCATTTATTACATCTTGTAGCTGTTTCTGTTATGGGTTTACCACAATCTACGCATTTTTTCTTTAGATGTAATTTCTTGCGATACTCTTTATGTTGTGGGTGGTCAATTCTGCTTACCCCACCCTTATATCTTGATTTAGCTATGCCCATTACTGCCCAAACTTTGTTTTAGCGCCTTGTGTGCCTGAACCTAATAGTGTTGGCGCTGGCTTACCAAAGTCCTCTGCGCCTGTTAACGGGCCGGTTAGTATAGTCTTTGTCTTACGTCTAATACGAGCCTTTTCAGCTGATGTTGCCTCTGCGCCACTTGGGGGTGTTGGAGATGCTGGTAACGCCGGCATTCCCGGTGTTTGTGGGGACTTCTTCTTACTGAAAGCTCCAGCCGCCGCCGCACCGCCTACTGCCGCGCCTGTGGCTAACGCGGCAACACCGAGTCCTAAGGCAACCGAACTCGATACCATAAACCCCAAAAGGGGTGTAAATAACATTATAATTTCTTTATCCATTGTACCTCCAGCGGCTCGTAGCCATGACGTTTATAGAACCTGTCCATCTTTTCACAATTCAAGTTACCCATATATCCCATTATGATTGCGCTCATGCCTATTCGTTTACAATGCTCTTCTGTTTCGTCAAAGAGTTTAAGTCCATATTTACGATATTCAGGCAGGACATACCATATAACCTCTTGGAATACCTTTTGCCCTGAACCCATAAGCTCAACGAACTGTCCGGCTATTGTGCCGACAACCTTGTTATCTATCTCTAATACAAGCCCAGACTCGTTCTTAATGTGATGTTCTATCGTTGCTTTGACGACCTCTTCGCTCATGGGAAAGCCGTATTTAGATAGGCTTTCGTCATAGAAGGCTTTGACTAACGGGATAAGCTGGTCTATGTCTTTTGTTTCTACGAGCCTAATCATATCAGCGCCACCTCTGCTACGGGCTTCAAGTTCCTATTCTTTGGTAGGTTGACTTTAAGAAACACGTCGTCTTTGTAATATAGAGCCATCGCAAGCGCGTCTCCGCGATCCGGCGACTCCACCCCATCTTTACGCATCTTATCTTTACTGACCATAGCCTTTGAACCATTAGACTTATACATAAACCTTACGCTTAATAGTTGCTCTTTGAGTATTGTATCGTCTATTATCTTTATTCTCTTAGCTTCAAACATATCG